ACCTGCATTAGGATTTTATTTAAATATTGTATCTTAACCTCGCAAAGGCACTTCATACCATGTGTTATTACTGCTGTATACAATAGAGGATATCCCTATAATGTTTGTATCTGCTATGGTTATTGTTTCAAACTTCTCGACTGCACCGATAGTTTCTGTTACTTGTTTTTCTTCTCCTGAATATGCTTTTGCTGTTTTTGTTAGTATAAATTCACTAGGATTAAATGTAATAGGGTCTAATTGTGAAATTGCTACTGCTGTTGGGTTATATGAACTAGAGAATGCAAAATCAACCGGTTGATCTATAATAAATCTACTATTACCTCCTGTTGTTGATGCTAGTTGTGTTCCAGCACCTAATTGAGGGGCTGTAGTCCAGTTTGGTTCTCCATTAGTAGCAGGGAGGACTGTGCATGATACTTGTACTTCAACTTCTGATACTGAGGTAACTTTTGGTCGATACCCCATCATATAAGCTAGGTTATATAGATTTGCAGGGTTTTTAGCGTATTGTAAATATGTTTCTTGAAGCTGTGTATCTTGGTAGAAAGATAAAATATCACCTACATATGCAGCCATCTCTATAAACATCATACCTGGTGATGTTGGAGAGAAGTCGTTATAAGCGTCTGGGAAATAATTCTTTGCGTATTCAGTTAACTGGGTTTTAAAATCAGTAAAATCCCTATTTACATATTTTATATCTCTATCTTGAGCCATTATTGTTCGAAATTAATTAACAATTCGTCTTGTATATTTGTCTGATCTACACTATATTTTATGTAGATAGTAACTGTATGTGTGTCTGGTGCTTCCTCTACTAATAGTTGTTCTATTGTAATGTTTGGAAACCAGTCTGCTATTCCTCTTCTAACCTCTATTTGAATCTCCTCTCGAGTATCTGGTGTCATTTGATTGAACAGTAATGCTCTTAGGTTTGTTCCAAAATTTGGGTTTAAAAACCTTTCTTGTCTACCTGTTAGGAAGAAGTTGATTAGATTAGATTTTAAAGCATCTTGAGTTGTGTACGTAGAATTGAATACAGCTTTAGAAGAGAACGGAAGGCTAACGCCAACTGCTTTTCTAGGTTGTAGATCTATTGGATATATCTTCTGTACGTTAAATGCCATTATGCTCCGAATTTTTCTTTATCTTTTTGTACTGATGCTTTATATACATCTCCTGCTCTCATCATAAAATCAAACTGCGTTATATCTAATCCTGGCTCTGGCCCTTGTCTGAAGCCTTGTACTGGGTTCATACCTAGTCCTGGTGCTTGAACCATATCAGATGTAGCACTCACGAGGTTTTGGTATTCTCCCTGAGTCATTGAATATTTAGTTTCATTCATTAGATCAGCTATAGGATCTCCTGTAGTAACTGGTCTTGCTACTACTGGTTTATAGTTTTCGTACTTTGTCACTGTACCTGCCAGTGTTTGAACAGGCTTTACATCTTCAGAAAGAATTTTAGCTAATTCCTCTCGAACTGCTTCACTCACAGCTTCTTTGATTAGTTTTTTTAATAAGTCTAACTTCATATTAATAAATAGTTATGTTATGGTAATTGATTATCTATTCTAAATTTAACTTCATCCAGTAACACATCTGTAGAAGAACTAAAAGATGGCTGTCCTTTTAACACAATTACTCCTCTTCCGTCTTTCGCTACAGCATACCTTCTTGGTGCAATTTTTGGGGAATTTGGGTCTTGTAAAATTGCTAATGTATACCCTTTATAAGTGTATTTTGGATCTGGTTCTCCAGATAAGGGGTCAATAGGGGTTCCATCTGCTCCTGTATTACCTACTGGTTGAGCTGTCGATAGTATTGAAGATAAGTCTGCTGCTGTTGCAGAATCACTACTACATTGCTGTATTGCTATATCTATAGAGTTTAGCCTATTTTTAACATTTTCAATTGCAGGAAGTATTCCATCTACTGTTGATAATATTGCGTTTCCTTCATTAATGTACCTATCTACAAGCTTATCCAACTGTATTAATTTATCCGCATATCTGTTAAGGATGTTCATAGGAACCCCTAATCCTCCTGGGCTTCCTGGAGGTATAATAGCGGTTGGGGTCGGTATGTTCTTTATGATAGTTATAGCTGTTTTAACTGTCCTAGCTACTCCTATTAGACTACTTGCTGTACTTTTAAATTGTTGGGCTCTTTTTTGAAAAGCAGTTATATTTTTTGTTAAGTTATTTTTAGTTTTTATAATCTTTTGAACTTCCTTAGCATTAGGGCATTCATTTAAAAACTTAGTTAACATCTCTAAAACTCTCTGTTGAATTTGTGCAATAATTTTACCACGCATTCCCCCTATTTGAGTTGCTATTACTCCTGCTATTCCTTTTGCAGAAGGTCCTGCTGCTTTTAATGCTGCTCTAGTTTCTTCTAACCTTCTTCTAAGCTCCTTAGCTTTTGCTGCAGCTGCTTCTGCTTTGGCTTTTGCAGCTTCAAATTTAGCTACTGTTTCTTGAAACTGTGCTTTAGCAGCTTCTGCTTTTTCTAATGCTGCTGTTACGTTTGAGAGTCTACCTTGAGAAGCTGCAAACTTCTTACCTCTTTCTATAGCATCTTGTGCTTTAGCGAGTTTCTCATATGCCTGCTCTTTTTTAGCAAGAGCGGTAACTATTGCTACATTTGCTCTAGCTAACCTTTCTTCCGGGGTATTACCTGTTTCTGCCATTACTCAGTGAATACTTTATTTGATTGAAATTTTCTTATCTGAGTACGTAAGTTCTTTACTACTGCTTGTAATTCAGGACCTACAGCGTTTAACTGTGTTACCGGTCCTCCACTTACTGCTGCTGCAGATGATAGAGCTGAAGCTACACTACTTAGTGCATCTAATAAAGAATTCATCCAATTCTCTAATTGTCTACCTAAAATTACCGGTTCTTTCGTTCCTGCAGTTCTTGCTTTTACTCCTAAATATATTTTTTTTGCATCAACACAGAAATAGGTTTCTGCATCTAGATTTAATGTTTTTGCGTTTAACCCTATAGATTCTTTAGCTGAGATAAAAGCACTATCTTCTTTTGCATTGAAGAAAAGTCTTCCTCCGTTTAGTAGTACTTGGTTTCCTAGATACTTATCTGAAGTTATAGGCTGTACATCATAAGAATCTCTTTTTATGTTAATAGCTTTAAGAGGAATTACGTGTTTTGATGTAAAATATAAAGAGTTAAAATCATCATTTATATTTTCTTCTATAGGATCTATTCCATTATCTGTAACAATTTGTCCATTACTTATAATAATTAAAGGGCTTCCGTTGTTAGAATCTCCTATTAGGGAAGAATCTATACCCTTATTACCCCCAAATCTTATAGACTGACCTAATCTACCCTCTATTAATGTATCTCCTGGTGCTGCTTGTAATGGATTTATATTAGCTTCTTCCTTAGCTCCTCCAATTAACCTATCTTGCCATCCATCTTGTTTTGTATCTGGGGCAGCATTATGGTGAGGAGAGTTCCAAATGTTAACGATTTTAGTCCAATACTTTACTGTAGCTCCCGGCGTTCCTATACTATTTGCTCCTGGTGCTGATTCTATTTGAACCATCTCACCTTCCATTGGAATTACTCTCATTGTAGAGCTTCCTTGATAAGCAAATTGTAAAGTATCTACTTGACTTTCATCTCCTGGTACTTTAGGGAATTTGTAAAATACTCCATTTAACATAGAAGGATCTTTACAGTTAGGATCATTTATAGATAGAATAGTACTTACTACTCTTCCAAACTGTCCTCCTGATGATGATCCTCCTGTAGAGCTTCCTGAAGAGCCTTTACTGGGTGTAAAATGTGATTTACTCGCCATTATTCTCCGTCTTTTTTATCTAACTGTTTTCCTAGTTCTTCACTCTGTTCCATTAGCTTTGCAAGCTCTTCAGGGTTAAAGAAGTCTGACTCTGACCCTTTTGCTCCTCCTTCAAGTCTTTGAACAAGTGCTACCATTTTAATAAGATGCTCATCATTCTTTACTCCAACCTCTAAATACTCTTTTATCATAGGAACAACTAAAGTTGCATCTCCTATGTTCTCAACAAGAGGTTTTAATTCTCCT